AGGGTGTGCGATTGGCCTTTCTTTGCGAAAGGGCAATAAGCTCCAATGCGAGCTTCCTATCACTACTTATTAGTAGGATAGCTTTGGGGGTAAAATTCTGCCTCCAGTAACTCGCCTTTATGTACGAGTCGGACTCCACAAATAGTTGGAGCCTGTCGGTTATGCGCTTTGGCATATCCTCATCGAGCCTAATGGACTCGATAACTGTTGGTAAGTCTGCTTCCAACAGGTCTGAGTGCTGTCGCACCCAGTCATGCATAGACCTTTGTGTGTCTAGGCATCGGTTGGATCTCCAACCTAGGTTCATATAATCTTGAACCTGGACTTCCAGTTTATCTACTAAGAAGTCAACCTCGTCTTCATATGAGAATCCGGGGTTCTGCCACATTTCCCAAAATGTGGTCAGGTCAAACGGTTCAACGTTTGACCGGCCGCCACTAAATGCGCGGCCCACCTCTGAGAAATCTATCTCAGGAGGTTCACGACCTCTCATGATGTCGTGATAATACTGACTTTTCAGTATTCGGAACAACGTGAATTCAGGTTGTTCAAACTGCGTTTGCCGTAGCGAGCGCATCATCGTCTTTTGTTCAGGCGATTCCAACTGCATAATTGCACTTGGTCGATTCGTGAGTAAGTACTCGCGGATCCTGTTCCGTATCGGAACAAACAAGTGGTGCTTGTGCACCACATGGTTAAGTCTGTCAGATCTGACAAACTTAAATCCAACTCTACCTCTCATTAGGTGTTGGATACGGAAGTATGCTTCCGCGGAGTCGCAACAATGCGGCCCTTGGACAACCTTAGTTAGGAAGTCCACAGATGGTGGAAATGCACCATCTCCTCCTATCTCTACTGGTAGGAAAGGACACAGTGTGTCTGTGTCCTGCTTCAACATGATATGTTGAAGGACTATAGCCCGCATCATTGCTGGACTAAGTTTGCTATTGACCCTATAGGTCCAAGCACACTCCTTTCCTAATAAGGAGAACCTCCCCGCATTCGTCGAGGAGTAAGCCTCAGTTTCTGAGGTTGTAGGTAAGAGCAATCTTAACCTAGGATAATCAATATAGTTGATTACCGGGGCACCTCTTTTCATGCCCGACTGGGGTAGATCCCTAGTCCGCTGTGGTACGACCATAGCTTCTTCGCAGTAAAATGCGAAGTCGGATGATATATAAGTATCATCCTCAGAGACTTTAAAATCCATCTCTGTGAGGCCTTTGAGACTTTGCTCAAGGACCTTTACCTCATTATCAAGTATAATGAGGTCGTCGCCGACTGCATCAGC